TAGCTTAGTGACTGGCTCATCGGGTAATTCGCCAGCGTCATCTTCGTCGCCAAGACCCGCGTTGAGTATTTCCGGGTTTAGGTAGCTTTCTATTTCTTCTTCGGTAAATCCAGTTAACGAGAGGTCGAACTCATCGTCATCTAAGTCCCCCAGCTCGATTTTGAGTAGTTCCACGTCCCAACCGGCGCTAAGGGCGGTTCTGTTTGCAGCGAGTATATACGCCTTACGGCTGTTTTCGTCCATACCCGCTAGGGTAACCGTGGGTACCTCATTTAAACCCAGTTTAAGGGCAGCCAGGGCCCTTGCGTGTCCGCTGATGATGGTCCCATCGGGTGCGATCTCGATCGGGTCATTAAATCCAAAGTTTTTTATTGAGTTGGCTATCTGTTCGACTTGCTCGTCGCTGTGAGTCCTGGCGTTGTTCTCGTATGCCAGTAAGTCGGCTGGGTTTTTCATTTCGATTTGCATTCGGCAACTCCACAGTGCTGTTGCTGTCAAGTATATCACGCTTCGTAACTTAGATCTATGTGCTAGTTGCCTTGCATGTTTTGGGTGTGCGCGGGTTATATTACAGGTGGGTGACTACTCGCAGACAGTTAGCCGGTTCAGACCTGATAAATTAGCGATATCTTACGTAAAATTATTAAGGGTTAGCTGTATGCCATATACAACGGCTAATAACGACTGGATAACGACAACTAGTCGTTATCCCACAGCCCAGTATCCACAAGGCCCGTACCCTCCTATAACGACTTAACTACTAATTTATATATTAGTTGTAAAAGGGGGTATTATTAAGGTATTATTAATGACCTATAACCAACATAGGATATACAAATATATATATTATTTATATATGTAGCGGTTTTTGTCGTTTTGTCGTTTTCGGGTGCTTTTTCTCCATCCAAATCAATAGGTTACCGATAACGACGCTTGTCGCTATGCAGTCGCTATTTGTCGTTGAGTTAAGCTAAGGGACTATTAAAGGGAATTGAGCGGTTTATTAATAGCGGGTAGTCACCGCACTTAATCTCATGTGGTGACTATTACCGAGGGTTTTTGTATATTTATGAGCTTAACAAAGTCATTTTTGCGTGTGCGTACAGTTCATCCAGCGCAAGAATCCGATTCTCTTTTTTGAAAACATTCGAGATGACTGTGGCAATAAGTGATGAAAGCGTACTTTGTACCACGCTTTCGGTTATTCCTAGTTGATAACTTTTTATAATTACTTGGTGGAATTCTTCGTACATTACATCTACGAGGGATTCTATCAAAGATTGAACAAGTACAGTTTCGGCATCTTCGGGGTTGAAAAGGACGCGAGTAATATCGAATAATTTTGACATGTTAGCATTCTCTGTTTGTGGGCTGGTTTATTTTTGGGCGTCTTCGTAGGCTTTCATAATTTCCTCTTTATCTTTTAAGGTGATCGTTTCATGTAATATCTTTACAAATAGGGCCGGTTGATTACCATCTGGATTAACTTTGCGGGAGGCCCGGCCGTTAATTAACTGAGGGTGTAGAATGTAACCTAAAGATTTTAGTATCTTACCTCTGAGACGATCGGGGAGTGTGATCCCATGTCTTTGTTGTTCTTGAAAGAGCCGGCTTAGTAAAGTACCTGATATAAACCCGCCTTTAAATCCGATCCGTCCGGCCTCAATCGCTTCTTGAATCAATAGCTCGGATTCGCATCTATTCTCCGCTATTGCTTGAGCAGTGGTACTTGTGTCTGGTGCGGTACAACAACCTTTAGTAAAATCGAATTCGGGTTCTATTTTATAGTGGTGTAGAAAGTAAGCAAAAAACTGTTGTCCTCCGTTATCGCGCCATTTTGCCAGTTCGTAAAAATAGGCATTGGTTAGCCCGGATTTTATTTTTTCTTCATGGGTTTGTTGAGCGCACATGAAGAAAGAAAATCTTCTCGTTTCATCTTCTTTTTTAATGATATCAACATTATTTGCCGTGATTATGAAATTTAAAGGGAAATCGCCCATAAAGATGTCACAATGTTTCGGTTCAAAAGCGTATCGTCTGGATGTGATCAAGGGTTTTAGAGCGTCTTCGAGTTTTGAATGCTTTAGAGCGACATCTTCGACGAGCATAAGAAGTCTAGCAAACCAATGGCCGCTAAATCGAGATTCTAATTCATCCGTTTTTGCCCTGTGGGTATATCTTTCGCCTATTACGCCAGCAACGAGGTCGGCAAAAAACGATTTACCGCATCCTTGTGTCCCTTGAATTACGGGACACCACATGGCTTTAAATCCTGGATTTTGGACTAAAGCTGCGGCATAGGATAAAAGGATCTGTTGATCTCTTTTATTTGGGATCATCTTATCGAAGAAGTCAAAGAAGATGGTCATATCTCCTTCTTTCATTTTTATATTAATGGGTTTGTAGGTATTTATTGATGTACGATCTTCCTCATCTATTATTTCCCCGTGTGGGATATCTGGTTTAAAGCAAGCTTGATGTACAATGTGACCATTAGTTGAGGCATAAGTTTTGAAAGTATCGTAAGGATTTCCTTTCATGAAAGGGACGGTGTAGCACATATTAAAAACATCTTTACTAAGTAGAGCGACGTGCTTCATCGAGTATGTCTCTTTCATGCCGATGACATAGTAGCATCCCTGGTATTCTTCGGGCATTTGATCTACTAGGGGTTGACTTTCGTCGTGTAATTTATTAGACTGGCCCTGTTTAGACGACTGCAAGACTTGCCTATCTGATATTGCTTTATCAACAGTGTCAGATAGGTATGTCCCAACTTCCCACTTATCACGTTTAAGTTTTGACCCGATCATTAATTTTATTATTTGTTCTTTGTTTCCCTCCGTGTGGTGGGCTAGCATATTTGCTATGGCCAGGTCTGCGCTACTTCTATCATACGGTTCGCCTGCGCCTATTGGCGGATAGGAGCGTGATAATACCTCCTCATTTTCATAATATAATTCTGCGAAAGTTGCGCGGTCACCAAATATTGCTTTAGAGCTTTTAGATTTAAAAGCCAAGGCCCGGGTAAGAACTTGTTCGTCGGTATATTTAGGGGCATCGTCTGCCTCTGTGGGCGTCGCTATATGTTCAATAGCCTCTTTACTACAGTATTTTATTACTACACTATGAAAGCTTTCTGTGGCGTCTATATTCCAATCGCCGATCGGGTTTATTCCTCCGAACATGACAAAGCGATCAGTTGTGTAAAGTTCGAGTGCGACGCCGCTCGGTTTATTGATATGAGGGGGCACATCACCGGTATATCGACCCATAATGTGGATCCCCGTTCCGCTTTGTGATATTTCCACAAAACAATGCGGGAAAAGATTAAACATTTCGATAGCGAGATCTGACCAAATGCCGTTAATAATGCAATGGTCTAAATCGATGAAAAATAATTTTGTCGGTAATGTGATGGAGAAGCCTAATCGGAAAGCAGATCCTAGCGTGGAAATGCGATTTTGTGCTTGTTCTAAAGTCATCCAGTTCTTGGGGTCTTTGTGACTTGAAAGAACTAACTGAGAATCGCAGGGATATTTTTTAAGTATTCCGCCCTCCATAACTATCTTACTGACTATGAACTGAGGAAAAGCATCGGGATTGGTGAGATGTTTAGACGATAGCATTGACTATATCCTTATTGTTTCATGAGGTACTCGCATAACTGCTTTGCGAGGGTTTGATTTGTGTTGCGTTTTTTGAAATCTTCAATAGTAAGGGATTTATAGAGTACAGCAATATTTCCGCGATCAAAAGCGGCTTGGATGATTGTTTCGCGTAGGGCGGTCATGTCGCCGAAATATTTATATATCAGACTTGATGCGATATCGGCTTGGAGTGCTATTTTATCGCGTACGAGCCCCTGGACGCCAAGACGGGCGGACGTTATTAGTGCCGCTTCGATGATGTGGAGTTTTTTAAGTCGTGCTTTTTCTGCGATATTGACCTGTGATTCTTGGTAGGCCAGTTCGTTAGCTCGGCGCTTTTTGGGCGTGGGTGTTGTCATTTGGAGATCTCCGTGGATAGATTCAGCGGGCTACATAGTCCCGCCGTAGCTTCCAAGTTTACTATCAAGTGCGGGATCTGTCAATTGGACGCTAGGGGGTAAAGTCAAGAGCACAGTCAAGACGGCACGAAGGCAGTACTGACAAGGCAGGCGCTCGCCGTGTAGATTATTGATTGTGACTTGCTCGATGTCTTTAAAATGAAAAGAGTTATCTAGTGTTTCTGCGCACCACGAAACGCCGTCTTCGTATTTGATATGGTTCATAGTTTCCCCTCGCCTGTGGAGAAGGCGGCATCTCCGCCCAATCCGTTAATTAAATCGATAAAGTTTTTTTGTGCTTTTTCGTGCGCGACGTCGCGATATATCCAGCCTTCGCGTTTGATTTCGCGGGCTACGAACTGGCCAATCGTTTTACCGACCATGTCCGGGGTTATAAGTATAGGGCGAATTCCGATTAGGTCTGACGATTTCAAGACGCTATTGAGCTGTGGGGAGTCGTTGCATAGCCCATAACGCACATAATGCCCCTGTGGGTTGCGTAGGACGCCGACATTGTTGCGCCATAAGCGCCAGCCTAGGCGGGTTGCTTCTAAGCGCATACGGGCCTGTACTTCGTTTTCTGCCATGTGTTGAGATTTTCCGTGTCCATGTGGAACGGTTACGATAACTGTTAAGTGCGTATACTGTCAACGAGTTTTAAAGCTTGCGATGCGCTGAGTGTTTGCGCCGATAAGGTATCAATACCGAACTGGTACCAGAAACGGCGAAGGATTTCCGCGTCGGATTCACCTGCAGCGTGATAGAGACCTGCCCATTGGGCGATCGCTTCTCTCAACTCTCGGTGTGCTTCTTGTCGCGCGTGGTGTTTCTTGATGATAGACGCCGCGATTATTCCCGTCACTCCACGGGGGATCCTGGGGGCCGATCCGATCCGTGCTATTTCGTCATGAAGGTAAGCGAGCGTGGGTGCCCCTAACTCTAGTAGATTACCCTCGACCTGAGCGGGCGAGGCGCGTTGTGCGGGTAGGGGGATAGGATGACTACACCACGGGCATCGGTCGCGATTACGTTCGAACACGGCGACGCATACGGGATTTAAACACGTACGCAGGGGGACGGCCCCCGTGGTACCGCGCGCTTTGCGATCTTGTGATCTGAGCGACCAGGCGCGAGGAACATCGGGTAGTCCGTGTTTGGTCACGTTGCCGACGTGATCTAGGATTATTGCGTGCGGTTTGTCAGGACAGGGACGCAGGGCCCTCCCGATTTGTTGCATGTGTAGGCTGTATGACATAGTGGGTCTAGCAAGAGAAACACAGGCCACGGCGGGGACGTCGATACCCTCCGTTAATATATCCACATTGACGAGCTGCTGAATA